AGATCATATCAATGTTAAACGTTATGCAAAAGGTAAAACCCAATGGAATACTATAGGAGTAACAATATATGAAGCAATTGTAACATCTGGGGCACAAGCAGTAATGGAATGGGCAAAACTTCATCATGAATCTACTACCGGTAGAGATGGATATTCTACATACTATAAAAAAGAAATAAAACTTCGTCAACTATCGCCATTAGGTGAAATAATTGAAGAATGGGTACTAAAAGGTACATATATAACCGAATCAAACTTTGGATCTTTAGATTGGGGAACTGAAGATGTAGTTCAAATTGAATTAACATTGAGATATGATTGGGCATTCTTGAATTTCTAATTCTGATGCCTAGGAAATTATGGGAGTCATTTGGCTCCCATTTTTTATGTTCATACATATTTATATAAAAGTTATAATAAGGAAAATGTATGAGTAAGGTTACGGACCGATTAGAAAATCAAGGCATTATTAATTTAGCAAGACAACAATTTGAATCTGAAAAACGAAGCAAATTACCATCTGTTATTGTCTCACTTGCAAGTGCCGGCAAGATTTATCCAAAAAATCATGTATTACGAGACGGTATTATAGAAATGCGATACATGACAGCATATGATGAGGATATTTTAACAAATTCATCATACATCAAAAATGGAGTAGTTTTTGATAAGTTGTTAGAATCTATAATATTAACGCCTGTTTCAATAAATGAAATTGCAGAAGCAGATCGTTTTGGTCTTATAATAAGTGCCCGTATATTAGCATACGGACATGAATATAACGTAACAGTTACTGACCCACATACAAGCAACTCAATAGACCGAGTTTTAGATTTACGGGAATTAAAACCAAAATCATTTACATTAGAATCTGATGATAATGGCGAGTTTAAATATGATGTAAATGATGAATATACTATATATTATAACTACCCAGCAAAAGAAACGCAATCTGAAACAGTTTCAGAATATCTACGAAACATAATAACACAAGTAAATAATGATCGTACACAAACATCAATTGATGAGTTTATACGTTATCAATTTCTTTCAATTGATGCTAAAAAATTCCGGAAATTTGTAGCAGAAAACTCTCCAGGTTTAGATTTAACTGTAACAATTGAAGGTGAAGATGGGAGCACCTTCAAAACTGGGTTTCCGGTCGGACCACAACTTTTTTGGTTTTAGATCTGAAGATCGTTTAGGATTACACGATAATATATTCAATATCATATGGCACGGAGAAGGCCGTTGGTCTTGGGATGATATATATAATATGCCTGTGCCATTACGGCGGCATTGGATAAAACGTATTAATACATTGGTGCATCCGGATACGACAGATGCTACTGTAACTGGTCCTAATAAAATGTTTCGTGGTAAAAAACCTTCTGTATAATATTTATTAATAAAGAAGTTTATCTGATGCTATCTAATAAAGATCTCATAACACACTTAAAACAACAACCACGCCATGGTCGAGATTGGTTGGATGATTTAATAAATACGTTAAGTGATTTTGGTGAACTGGCAGTTGAAGCAACGGGTGCTGTAACGGGGTTATCGACTGCACTATTAGGTTTGGATGACACATCATCATTACTAGTACGTGGTTTAGAAAAACAACTAGCTCTTAATGATAAATTAATTGAATCATATGTAAAAGTTGCTAGTAAATCATTATATTTAGAACGAAGAAACAAAATTCTAAACGAAAGTTTTGGAATTAATTCAAAAAAAGCTGCAGAACTAGCTAGTAGTTTACAACGAGCAGCATCTGCATATGGTGCTACTGGTGAACAAATGATGACGTATGCTGTTGGTATACGTAAATTAATACCAGGCATGAATCAAACGTTAATGCAAGGTGACAAGCAATACCAAGGTTTAGTACGAGTACAACAGGTACTAACAACTAATTTAGGATTATCACAAGAACAAGCTGCTGATTATTCAGCATTTGCTGGACAGCGAGGTAAAGATATCGAATCTCAGTTAGGATCACAATATGCACTTTCAAAAGAAATTGAACGAAGCACCGGTGAGATTGGTGTATTTAAAACAATTGCAGAAGGTATTGCAGCTACATCAGCAGATTTGCAATTACAATATGGTAAAATACCAGGAAATTTAGAATTAGCAATACTAAAAGCTAATAAACTAGGTTTTAGTATGAAAGATTTAGCTACCGCTGGAAATAACTTATTAAATATCGAATCTAGTATTGGTGATGAATTAGAATATCAACTATTAAGCGGTCGAAGATTAGTCGGAAATGATGAGGCTCGATCGGATCTTCAAGGAAAAAGTTTAACTAATGCGTTCCGCGAAGCTACACTACGAGGCGATGCAAATACACAAGCTGATGTATTAAATACCATCTTAGAACAAGAAGGCAAAACATTAGAAAATAACTTGTTTGCTCGTCAGCAAATGTCTAAGTTGCTAGGAATGGATGAAGCGGCACTATCCAGGGCATTGCAGAAAAAATCTATACTAGAAGATTTACCTGGAGGTGAAGCCTTGTTTGATAAAACCGGAGATGCTTTATTAGAAGCTGCGCAGGGAATGGGTGCAACAACAGAACAGCTAAATGAATTAAGAGATGTAGAAGACCAGCGAACTACTGATGACATATTAAAACAAATATTAACAGTTTTATCAGAAGGAAGTCCTGCGACAAAAGCGGTACTAGAAAATCAAGGCGGGTATGTTGCTGATGCTGCAGCCCGGGCAAAACAACAAGCATCTGGGGCATCCGGACAACAAATGCTAGTAAATTTATCAGAATCATCTTTAAAAACTTTAGGATCAACGTTATTAGGATTAGAAGCCGGCAAGGAAACGCTAAGTACTATTATAAATTCAAAAGAAGCTGTCTTAAATGCAGAAAAAGCTACAATAACCACCGGTGGGGAAGAATCTGCAATACCAAAAGGTGATGTAGTATCAATGCCAGGTACATCTGGTCGAGTATTAACCGGACCATTTGGTGCATTTAGTTTAGATGACCGGGATATGATTATGGCCGGCGATCCAAATAAAATGACCGGCGGAGGAGGAAGTGCTGCAGATTTCATGAAAGCAGCTGCTATAATCGTCGCAGCAATTAATACACAAACATCACAATTAAAACAAGATTCAACATTTAGGCCTGGTTTAACTGGTGCTAGATATTAAAGGACATTATGCCTACTATCCCTACAACGTTTAACTTGAAGCCGATTAATCCAACTAAAGGATATGAATCCCAATTTCGTAGTACATCAACAGACGGACTATATTGGACAGCTCCTCCAGCAGCTAGCACTAATATTAGTTTAACATCTGCTGCAAAAACAGCTACTGGATTTGCTATATCCGCAGTAGCATCAGTAGCCGGTATACCTCAAATTGCACAGATTGGAGATTCTCTATTAGGACTTAGCACACAAACATTAACACAAACATATAGCACATTAGATTACAACCAATTGAAAACGATACCTGGTGTGAAATATGCTGACTTCCGTGCCCGACGAACACTTAAAAATTCACAATTAAATTCTGGGGGAGCACTAAAGATACGTTTAGATGGTGCTGGTGCAGCAACTAGAGGAAGTGCAAAAGGAGCAATTTATGCTGCAGCTTCTGCTAATCCGTTGGGTGGGGCATATGCAATATTCAATTTAGATGGATTAGGCGAAACTGGTTATGGTTGGGGTAGTCACGATGATCCAAATGCATTCCGGGCAGATTTTAGTGCCAGAAGTCATATAGCTACTAAATGGGATAGTGGTCAGGGTATATGGGTACCAACTAAAAATGCATTAGAAATAGTAACTGCGTTCCGAGGAGATCGTGTTAATGTTATTGATTTTGGAAAACGAAGTTTGAGTACCGCATATAAATGGCGACCTACGAAAACTAACAATGACGATACATTAGCAAAACAATTAAATATAACACAAGATTTCATAAAATTCTTTTTTACCGCACCATCACTTCATAACGGAAAATGGGCAAATCCAACAGACCCAGATGATATTATCGTGTTTCGTGCAATTATAACATCACTATCAGATACATTTTCTCCTACATGGAATCCGGTTTCAATGATTGGTCGAGCGGATCCTAACTATCATTATACCGGATATTCCAGAGATCTAAATCTAGATTTCACAGTTTATGCAACAGACCGTGATGAATTAAAACCAATTTGGAGAAAACTAAATGCATTAGCTGGTTATACAGCACCACAATATAATGCAACGGATATTACATTAGGTGCACCGTGGATGCGGGTAACAATTGGCGATGTATTTCATCAACAACCCATGATATTATCTTCTTTAAGTTACACATTACACGATGGTGACACAACATGGGAAATTAACATAGAAGATGATCCAATCATGATGCAAGTACCACACAAAGTAACTGTTTCATGTGCATTCAATGTAATAGGAGATTTCATACCACAACGAAATGGAAGATTCTATTCATTAAATGATACAAAAAATTATGATAAGGCCGGATTACCAATGAAAGGTAATTCGAATTGGTTAAGTGATTTCGAAGGAAATTCTGATCAGCAACCACAAGAACGACCATTCTTCCGTAAAGGTATTACGAACGAAGATCAACCTGGCGGAACTAAAGAAACCGTTACTAAAGAAACTCCTTAATATAAGAATTAATATTTATGAACAGATATTCAACAACATCGATAATACAACCACCGGGAAAGAAACGTAGATTATCATCTACTATTTTTAATCCATTGGCACCTAATATTAGTGACATCATTATTCGTGTTACTAGTCCAGAACGATTGGATAAACTTGCATATGACTTCTATAAAAACGCAACCATGTGGCCAGTTATAGCAGTTGCCAATGCATTAGGAAAAGGCACATTAATTGTCCCAGCAAATACTAAATTACGTATCCCATCACCAGAATCAGCACAACAATTTATAAACAACATAAATCGTAATCAATGAGCAATATTTTTTATTCAAATGTAGATTATAATTTAAGAGCTGAATTAAACGCTCGTGGTAAATCTGGATTCCGTCGAAACAATGAAGATCTA